TTCAGGTACGCCATCAGTTCCCGCGTGACTGCCGGAGGAGCAAGAAACCCCTCCGTAGTGCTAGTGGGTGGGTTATGGGACACCAACCACCAGACTTAGCTTGTCACGCAGATCGTCGATTGTTCCGTCGTTCTTGACCGTGTGTGTCACCCAATCTTCCCCGATGCCGGCCTCTGCGGCGTGGCTCGAAGTCTTCCTGCGGTGAACCTTTGGCTTGAGCCTGACGACGTCACCGCCGATGGCCCGAACCGTCTCGGCCTCATTGTCGAACCGGCAGTCGTCTGTGACCACCGGGCCGGCGATGCTGTCGACCTTGCGAGCCCATGCGTTGATCCAGAAGTTCTGGCCCATGCACACGCGGCCCCACTCGGTGCCCAGGGTCTGCATAGCGTGACGCGGGGTGCAGCCGTTGAGGTACGGACAGGGTTCCTCTTTCAGGTCCCCCTCGATCCGCCGTTCGATCTGGGCTTCGTCAGTCAGGCCGGCTGACCTTAGGAACGCCCGAACCATGTCCTTGAGGGGACCGGCGAACTTCACTGCGGTGAACCCGTGGGTGTCCGCGAGGTGTGATCCAGCTACCGACTTGCCGGAACCCGCAGGCCCCGACAAGGCGATCAGACGGTCAGCCATCAGATGATGCCGATGGACTTCAGGAGCTGGACCGACAGGGGCGAGGCTGTGTGGAGGACGTAGTGGCCCCCGAGCTTCTCCCAGGCTGCACGGTTCACGGCGCGGTCATCGACCAGCACGTCACCCGGCGAGCAGAACTGTGGCTTGTCCTTGGTCTGGCAACAGATCACCTCGACGTCGGCACCGAGGTAGTGTTTGACCCAGGCCCGCTTCTGCCGCTCGACCTCGTCAGCACCCGCCTTGGGGAGCGCCGTCAGGATCACCGGCTTGGCCTTCTTGACCGAGTTCCAGAGGTACTGAGCGTCACCCATCAGGGGCAGCCCGCCGAAGAAGTTCGGGTAGGCGTTGAGCTTGTCCCAGAAGGCGTCTGGGCCGTGGACGAACTCCCACTTGTAGATGTTGTCGGTGCCGAGGATGATGCCAGCGCCGAGGTCGAAGTTGGCGAGAACGCCATCCAGATCGAGGTAGAGAGTAGGCTTCACGGTGTCCAGAGGATCGGTTCCTTCTTTGCGTGGTCGTAGTCGTCGTTGTGGAGGATGCGGGCCAGTCGAGCCTGCAGGAGTGCGTCGTCAGCGGTCAGGCCGGCACGAGCGAACTGGTGGAGGACGACATCCCAAAGCGTGGGGACGGCGATCTCTTTCCAGCGGGTCTCGGTCTCACCCTTGCGCTTGCCGCGCTCGATGGTGTGTTCGTAGCTTTCCAGCCCGATGCGCCTTACGAGAGCGTCCTTGGCCGTCACCGGACCCATGCCAGGGCAACCCGGATAACCGTCCGTGGTGTCACCCGTCAGGGTCTGCGTGAGCCAGTTCAGCTCGGCCTCTTCAGGCGTCACCGTGATGACCTCACCATTGCGGTAGATCAGGCCGGGGATCGTCAGCATGTCCTTGTCCTGGGACACGATGATCTTCTCGCCTTTGATCAGCCGAGGGTTGGTCGCGAGGATGCCCATGACATCGTCGGCCTCGATCCCTGGCTTGTATTTCGCGCCATGCTCTTCGATGAGCCAGCGCTTGACCTCATTGGTTCCAACGGGCTTGCGGGAGCGTCCCTTCTTGTAGCCGTGGTAGAGTTCGTGGCGGAAGGTGGTGCCCTTCGACAGGGTGATCACCGAAGCGTCGGCGTCGAGGTCCCGTTCGAGGCGGCGGACGGTTTGGAGGATGGTGTCCTTAACTTCCCCGACGTCGCACGTCAGGGTCCACTCATCGTCGCCCCAGTCGGTCTCGACCTCAAGGGCAGCTCCAGTCGATACGACGAGGATGTCCCCGTCGATCAGCAGTGTTCTCAATTCGTCTCCTCGATTTCCCTGATGCCGTATTTATTCGTCAGGACTTCCTGCATCGCCTCCCGATCTGCCTTCTGCAGCAACCCGGCGATGGAGCCCCCGTAGCATACCGGCTGCATCGTCTGGATGTAGCTCGAACCACTCGGTGCCGGCGATGCGATAGCCAGCCAGCAGCTCGTGAAGAACTGCTTCAGCTTGTTTCCGATCATCAAATCTCCTCGTTTCATGGAAGTAGTAGGCCCGGTCAGGATCGTTGGTGTTGGCCTGACGGATGCGGTTCTTAAGGTCCTTCGCGAAGCCTGCTTTGCTTCGCCCAGGCCACGCCGGGTTCGCCATGATGTAGACGAAACCCGGTGCGTTCTGAGGGGCCTTAGTGTGTCTCGGCCCAGTTCGCTCCCACGACGGAGTTACCGGCGAGAGGGCAGCGGAACTTGTAGTACTCGCCAGCAAGTCGGATTGCGTCCTGCGCTTCCTTCCCCACCAGCTCTGCTTTGTCTTCATCGACCTCGATCTGCCACTCATCGTGGACATTCACGACGAACTCATAGTTGACGCCGGGGACCAGCCCGAGCGCTTGAAGGTTGTTGTCGAGGATCACCAGAGCGCGCTTCATCTGGATGGCACCAGCGGACTGCAGGAGCGTGTTCAGTGAAGCGTGTGCCGAGCGCACCATGAGGATGCGACCGTCGAGCCCCTTGATCCAGCCTTGGGTCTTGGCCTTGCGCTGGACTGCCTCCGACAGCTTGCCGAGAGCCGGAAGCGCCGCGAGGAACTTCTGACGTGACAGCTTGCCGGCTGCGATAGCCTTGGCCTTGGAGGACGTGATGCCGAGGATGTTGCCCAGGTTCTCGTCGCCCGAACCGTAGATGAAGGCGTAGAACCAGACCTTGGCGACGTCTCTGCTGCACCCCAGCGCTTTCGCGTTGATGGTGTGCATGTCGGTGCCGAGGGCCTTGTTGCCTTCGAGAACGGTCTTGATGTACGCGCCGCCGTCGTAGGCAGCCATGTAGCCGGCGAGGTCCCGCAGCTCCAACGCATCCGCGTCACAGCCGACGAGCTTCTTGCCCTTGCCAACGGTCCAGCACTCACGGCACTCGTAGCCGTAGGGCAGCTTCTCGCCGCTCTTCTTGTCGTAGATGCCTGGCACCTGGGCCATGTTCGGCTTGGAGTGGGTCATGCGACCCGTCACCGCACCGTTCGTGGCAACCCTGCCGTGGACGCGGCCATTGACCTCGTGCTTGAGCCAAGCCTCCTTGCCTTCCGCGACTTGGCCTATGCGCTTCTGAACGATGAAGTACTCGCAGAGGACCTTTGCGGACGGGTAGGGGAGACCCTTGAGCGTCTCGTCGTCGACCTTGGCGTGACCATCGGAGGTGAACTCCGTGGGCCTCCAGCCGAACAGCTTCTTCATTCGGTTGGCGACGTCCTGCCGCGAGCCTGGATTGAACGGGACCAGCTTGACGTCGGTGTAGGGAGCGTCGGTCGAGTAGTGGCACTTCGGCCAGATCGGCTTCTTCTCGCCGGTCTTCTTGTCGATCTTGAACTCGCCCTTGCGGTCACGCTCATAGCCGATGATCGGGAGGTGCTTCTGGGACACGCTCCGGTCGACGGTCGGTTCCTTCGGCCCGAGGTTGCGATACCAAGGCTTGAACTCGGCCTGCAGTGCCTTCTCCAGCTCGGCCTTACGCTGAGCCAGGGTGCCGTGGAGGTCTTGCACCTTGCGGAGATCGAGCTTGAACCCGTAGGCCTCCTGACGGGCCACGATACGGCGCACGTCATGCTCAAGCTGGATGCTCTCTTCCGAGAACCCCTTCTTGGTCAGCTTCAGCCAGAGCCGGTCGGTGACCTCGACGTCCTGCTCGCAGTAGTCCTGCATCTCCTGAGACCAAGAGCCCCAGACGTAGTCGACGGCTGCCTGTCCGGTGAGACCCTTGGCCTTTGCTTCGGCCTTCTTGATCTCGCCGTAGTCGCCCTTCCAGAGCCCCATACGCTGGCCCCAGCTTTCAAGGCTGTGGCGACCGAGGAGCTGCTTCTTGATCCACTTCCCGATCCCGAGGCGCTTCTCTTGCCGGAAGTCGGCGTCGAGCATGTCCGCGTACATGAGGCGGGACATGATCAGGGTGTCGCGGACCTTGCCTTTGGGCTTGAACCACGGGCGCACCTTCTGGATGGCCGGGATGTCGAAGTCTTGGATGTTGTGGCCGACGATGAAGTCAGCCTCCATGAGAAGCTTCAGGCCGTCATCGACGAAGTAGCCGTTGCGGTTCCTGTGGTCGTCGCAGGACCAGATTTCTCCGGTGTCGGTGTTCTTGATGACCAGCGAATGGATCGTGGTCATCTCTGGGATCAGTCCGTTCGTCTCGATGTCGAAGACGAGGGTGGTAGGGAACATCAGCCCTTGTAGAAGCCTGGAACGAGCATCTGAGGCAGCCGCAACATCTCGTTGTCAGCCTTCAGCGCCATGTTCTCGTCGAGGAGCTTGGCCACCATCTTGTCGAGGGAAGCGTTCTCTTCGGTCACGACCTTGAGTTGCTTCTTGTCGGCCTGGGCCATCATGACCATGCCGGCGAGGTCGTCCTTGTGGCGTTCGAGCTGCTTGAAGCGGTTGTAGAGCTGGCGCTTCTCTTCCTTCTCAGCGAGTAGGAGGGTGGTCAGGTTCAGGTTTATTTGGCTCATGCATTACCTCTTGAATTGCGCTCACCACGTCCCTCCACGCTTCCGCGAACAGGATGATGGTGGCAGTTCTGGTTTTGAGGATTAGTCGGGAGCCCTCGCGCCGAACGATCAGCGCTGAGGGTATGGTTTCATTGGTGTGGTCGAAGGTCAGATGTCTTGGCCCTCACTGAGCCAGACGCTGCGGTACTCAGGGATGGTCGGACCAACCTTTGAGCAGGGCAGATAGAGGCCGGTCGCGAAGACACGGCACTCGTTTCCCGGTTGTGGAGCTGAGTGCGGAATTGCAGTCAGCCAAAGGATCAGAAGCGCGGCCATCACGAACGACAGCGCCTCAGAAAGGTATCTCGTCATCGCTCTCGTTAGAGAAGCCATGCGTGTCGGCGTCCTTGTCCTTGAAGGGGTCGTCGTCGCGGACGTAGAGGCGTCCAGTCTCCGAGTGGAACCCGAGGTTGATGGTCTTGCCGGTCGAGCGACCTGTGTAGCGATCCTTGAGGATGCGGAAGATCGTCGTCGTGGCGATGATGGGGTCTTCGTTCTGCTGGTCACGTTCCATGCCGAACATGAAGAACGACCAGAAGCCGATCGCTCGGGAGCCCCTGAAGTGACGGATCATGACGCGCCCGCCTTCCTCGTGAGGTTTCCCATCGGGTGTCGCGAGGTGGCTGACGAAGTGGATGATGCAGCCAAGCTCGTTGGCGAGGCCGGCCATTTCCT